TAACTGAAGAGAAGGAACTTTCTTCTTCTATTGTTATCGCTGAAAGCGCTGACAAATATCTTGGCCAAATTTATGTAAAGCTTGGAAATAAGCAACGCACTCTAAAGCAGCAAGATATTGATCCAACCGAACTTGCAAAGACACTTGCAGGATTTCGTGTGATTGGTAAATCAGAGTTGCGCGCGGGTTTTGAAGATGTGGCAAAACCAAAAACCCTACTCAGACTATTGAACGATATCGCTGAAGTAGGTCAAGAGAAAGCGTTTGGAGAAGATCCAAACCATCTTGTTATTGCCGACGAACGTATCAAGCAAGTTGGCGAAACAGCTCATTCATTCGTCGAGCAATACGAAGCTCTTCTCAAGAACATTGAAGAAGACATTGAAGATGAGCAGTCACGTGAAACTATATTACGTGACATCAACAAGATGAGAACTTTCTTTGAACAGATTCGCAATAAGCTTAAACAGCATTTGTCGAATCAACACTCCTCTCAACTACAAGGAAAATCAACTCCATCTCTTGCATAGAAACAATTTACATTTCAAAACCTTGATGATATAATCTTATTAGATGGAAGTCAAAGAGGTGAAAAATGTTCATGTTTGAAGGATTTCTCGCAAGGGTAAAGATGGATTGGTGGGAAGTAACGAATCTTGGTATCGTCGGATATTTCCGCTATGCCAAAGATTGGTGTAAGTATCTTCTCGGAATCTCTAATTACAAACCTGATTTGTTTGCATATTCGGAAATTGACATGGATATGAACCTCGATTTCTCAAAGGATCAGGAGCAGAAAGAATGACATGGCGAAAAAAGTAAAAGCGGGTTTAATTCCTTTCTACTTCGATAAGTCGATAGGAAAGTTTAAATACCTAATGATGGTTTCCTCCGATGCAGCATATGGAGGAGATAAACCAATGATTTCAAAGGGTGGGCAAGACCCTGGAGAATCAAACAGAGCTACTGCTTTGCGTGAAGCGGAGGAAGAGCTTGGTTTGGTTCTTTCAAACTTGCAAGGGTGCTTTGATGTAGGCAAAAGTTCTTCGAAGAACTATAAGCTGTACGTATTTGCTGGTGAGATTCTTGACCTCTTGAATTTTACTAAGCCGTGTTACGAGACAGAGTATACTCTTTGGATGACGGCTGAAGAGTTTTATGAAAAAGGCCGCGAAGACCATCATTGCTTCGTCAAGCAATTAGAAGGTATTTTGCACAACACTTAACTTTAAGGACAATCTAATGTAGATCCAAACGGACAAAGGTATAAAAATGGCACAAATTCTCTCTCTAGACATTCATGGTACTCCACAAGAATGGGTTACTTGGCAAGAAGCTGTTACTAAACATGCTAAAGGTCAGGTTGCTTGGTCTCTTGGAGAAAACTTCTTTACCTTCTATGGCGGAAAATCCCGCCTAACAGGTGAAGTGTCAGAGGTGACTACTCCATCCATCATTGCTGTTCATAGCGACAATGGTAAGGTGAAGCACAACTACAAGGTTCCTGTTCTAACCAACAGAGCGCTTTTTAGACGTGACAGAAATCTCTGCGCTTACTGTGGGAAGCATTTTCATGCTGACGACTTGACACGTGACCACATCATTCCAAAGTGCCAAAAAGGCGCAGATATTTGGATGAACGTAGTTTCAGCGTGTGTTCGTTGCAACCAGCATAAAGATGGTAGAACACCTGAACAGGCAAAGATGAAGCTGCTGTATGTGCCATATGTTCCATCAAAGGCAGAACACTTGATCCTAATGAATAGAAATATTCTTGCAGATCAAATGGAGTTTTTGATGCAGTTTGTTCCTGCAAACTCCAGACTACATCTTAGTTAAACGTTTACTTTCGCCAAGAGATATGATACAATTATCAATCTCTTGGCGATTGTGTGATGCCGAGATGGGAGTGCAACAATAAAAATAAGTTGCATTTTTCGTGTAGCAAATAATAAGAAAGAATCGCATGAAAACATCAGTACGGCTGTTCCTAAGTTTTGCCTCCTTTTTGGGCATACTTCTAGTATCGAATGCAATTAACGACGTCGAGACTAGCTTCCTTTCTGTCATAACTATTGTTGCCCTTTACCAAGTATTTCTTGCAGTTCTTGGCGGACTAGCTTTTGTCATTGCAACAATGATGGGTATTGAGCTCATTAAAGAAGAGCTAAAACCTAAAGAGCCAACTTCTAAAGTTCTTGGTAATGAGGAAGATTTTGAGATAAAAGACATCTCGTTTGATCATGCAAAAGTAATTGGCCATTTTGGCGGGAAAGAAATCTACGACTCAGCAAAGGTTAAGTTCGCGAACGGCTTTGAAAAGATTTATACCTTCGCTGACACCGTAAAGCTTGATTCACCAGAAAAATTCAACCTTTCTGCAATGACACCAGGCTCATTAATCGTAGAACCCGGAATAGTTTACGTTCCGAACAAATAAATAATTTCACACCAAGCAGTTTACAACTTAGTTGAAGATGGATATAATTTAATCTTCAAATTCAGCATTTCGCTAAAATTTGATTAGGAAAATCCCTAATCCGTAGTATCTTTTTCAGGAGAAAAACCATGGCAAAAAATGCAGCAGCTCGTTATACCGAAACCCTTTCCAACGAACTTAACCCAAAGGCAACTCCGCAATCCAAGGCAATCAAGGGTCGCGAAGCCGAAATGGCGAAGAACAATGCTGGCGGCGTTACTTTCGTCCTGGATGCATGGGGCCAGTTTGACCGCTTCTTGATCCTCGGGTCTGAAGGTGGTTCTTACTACGTCAGCGAAAAGAAGCTGACTCTTGAAAATGCCAAGAACGTCGTGGCATGTATCAAGAAGGATGGCAAGCGTGCTGTTGACCGCATCGTGGAAATCTCTGATCAGGGTCGCGCGCTGAAGAATGATCCGGCAATTTTTGCTTTGGCACTTGCTGCAGCTTCTGACAACAAGGAAGTTGCTGAACACGCATTTGCCAATTTGGGCAAGGTTTGCCGTATCGGTACCCATTTGTTCTCCTTCATGGAAGCATACAACACCTTTGGTAAGTGGCGCGGCTACGCAAAGCGCGGTGTTGCCAATTGGTATGCCCGTCATGAAGACAAGCTTGCAATGCAATTGCTGAAGTACCAGCAACGCAATGGCTGGTCTCATCGCGACGTTCTTCGTTTGGCTCACGTCAAGCCGAAGTCTGATGGCCACAACGCTTTGTTCCATTGGGTGACCAATGACAAGGCTCATCTGGAAGGTGCGCAATTGCCGAAGCTTGTTTTGGCATTTGAAGAACTCCACAAGTCTCCGTCCGTGAAAAACGCTGTTTCTGGCGTCAACGAATACGGCTTGACTTGGGAAATGCTTCCGACCCAATTGCTCACTGAGCAAAAGGTTTGGGAAGCTCTTCTTCCGAACATGGGTATCACTGCTTTGATCCGTAACCTTGGTCGCATGTCTTCCAATGGTTTGATCAAGCCATTGTCTGAAGGCGAAAAGTTGGCTGTTAGCCGTCTTACCGATGCTGAAGCATTGAAGAAGGGTCGTGTTCACCCGATCACTCTTCTTTCTGCATTGAAAACCTACCAGCAAGGCCGTGGCGATAAGGGTTCCATGACTTGGAATGTTTCCCAACGTGTTGTTGATGCGCTGAATGACGCGTTCTACGCTTCTTTCGTAAACATCGAGCCGTCTGGTGAAAACTACCTGCTTGGTATCGACTGTTCTGGTTCTATGTTCGGTGCTCGTTGTATGGGTCTGAACCTTTCTTCTGCTGAAGCGGCTGCTGTTATGGCACTTGCTACTGCGAAGGTTGAAAAGAACTACTTCATCGCTGGTTTCGATACTTCTATCAGCGAATTGAAGATCAGCCCGAACATGCGTCTTGATCAAGTTTTGCAGATCATGCAACGTTTCAATTGGGGCGGCACTGATTGCGCACAGCCGATGTTGTATGCAATGAAGCACCAAATGAACATCGACAAGTTCTGTGTCTACACCGACAACGAAACTTGGGCAGGCCGTATCCATCCGAGCCAGGCGCTGAAGCAATACCGTGATCGTTACGGCAAGGGTAAGTTGATCGTTGCAGGTACTTCCGCAACTAACTTCACCATCGCTGATCCGAAGGATTCTGGCATGCTGGATATCGTCGGTTTCGATTCTGCGGCGCCGCAGTTGATCTCTCAGTTCTAACAAGAACTGGAAAAAGGCGCAAGGTTTTAGGACTTTGCGCCCTTTATTTTGTCTGGAAATCTCATGAACCAAAGAATTTTGAATTTGATCGTTGCAGTAGATCTTGTGCAATGCATTGGCAGATCTGGACCTCATCCTATTGTTTGGAAACAAAAGGAGGATATGCGTAGGTTCAGAGAGCGAACAACTGGAAATGTTGTCATAATGGGATACAACACTTTCCAATCTATGGGAAGACCTCTTCCAAAACGCGAGAATATCGTAGTTTCAAAAGCGCACAAAGAAGAACTTCTTCAAAGGGGCGACGTGATTGTTGTTGAATCACTTGAAGAAGCTATTGGTTTGGGAGCAACAGCATTTCCGCAAAAAGAATTGTTTCTCATTGGTGGTGGAATGTTGTATAATGACGCTATCAAGAAGGATTTCGTGAAATGCTTTTGTTTGACAATTTTTGAAACTCGTCTACCTGATTATTCAGATAATTCATTTGTCGAACTTCCAAAATTTGATTCTTCATGGGAGACACAAATGAGAGGTGGAGCAGATGCAGATGAAGCAAATGAATTCTATTCTGTTTTCGTTGACATAAGGAGCAAATAAGATGTTTGGAAAGAAAAAGTTGGATCTGTCGAAGTTGAACTCTATCATCGCAAAAGGGATGACAGTTTCAGGGACGGTTACTTTTGAAGGAACCATGAAACTCTCTGGTGAGATGAAAGGTTCCTCAATCAAGCCAAATGAAGGTGATTCGGTTCAAGCATCAGGTGAAACGATACTGATCATTGAAGGAAAAGCAACTTGTAATCAAATCGTTGCTGATCACATCATCATTACTGGAACCGTAAAGGCTGACCAGTTGATTGCCAACAAGTCGCTGATCGTCATCTCAGGTGGAAAAATGTTTGTTGATGATGTTCAATATGGCTCAATGACAACTGATGAAACCGCGAACATTTCTGCAACCCTGAAAAAGATTACTGACACTGCTGAAAAGGCGTAAAAATGATCACAAACATTTTTGTCTTCATTGCTACGCTTGTAATTCTCTTCGAGGAATGGGTGTGGTTCAAGCTGCTAAAGGTCATGAAGGCAATTGCAGCTTTGCCGATTTTTCGAAATATTGAGAACGTAATCAGAAATCAGAATAAATGGGTTTCTCTTATTCTGTTCATTATTCCTGAATTGGCGTTCATTCCAGTTAAGCTTGGAGTAGTGTGGTTGTTTGGTAACAATCATGCCTACTTTGGAGTGATCCTATTCATCACGGCAAAAATTGCAGGCACTGCCATATTCGCGTGGATGTACTCGGTAACTGAGCCAAAGATTACACAGTTCGGTTTTGTGTGTTTTATTCGTGACAAGGTCTTGGTGATCAGAAAATGGGCGCATGATTGGATTCAACAAAAAGAAGCTTACCAAAAAGCAAAACTTTTTGTGCAAACTATCAAACAGCAAATCAATGAGTCAAAAGAAAATCGATGGCTAAGGAAGTTTAGAGCTGCTTTGGTTGTAGCAAAATCAAAGATGTAAAAGGAAAGGGAGCCTAGGCTCCCTTTTTATTTGAGCTGTTAAAGCTCTTTAAGCCCAAGCTTGTGTTTGAGCAAATGTTGGTGCTGGAATGTTAAAGACTGCAGTAGATCTTAGGTGTGAAGATACAACTGCGGTACCCGCTGAACAGACATCTGAGAAAGCATTTGTGTGACCATCGTACAAGTAGAATGTGAAGATGATCTGGAAACCCTTTGCGCCATTTAGGCCAGTGATTGCTGCTGCACGAGCAGAAACAGTGATAGAGTTTGCAGTATAGGAACCGGTACCAATTACACCAGAAACGATTGATTGGTTAGTGGTTGTTAGTTGGTAGTATCCAACAGCAGCTGGAGTTCCGCTTGTTCCAGAACGAGTAGTAGTATTTGCTTTGAAAGCAATAGTTCCTACAGCAGCCAAAGCAGCATTCCAGTTGTTATCTTGAGTAGATCCAGCTGGGTGAGATAAAGCAAAACGAAGTTCACCACCAGTGTTGAAGAAGTAGCGAGCTGCATCTTCACTTGCAAATGTTACTGTTTCGACTGCAGTGATACCAGCTGCGCCGCCGCCCCAAGTTCCAGCTCTAGTGATAGTAAGAGCATTGGAAGTAAGAGTCATTGATGCGCCAGAGTTTGTATTGAAGCGATTAGCATCAAGAGTTGCTAGTGCAGCTGCATAGTTTGCGCTGTAAGCAACAGGTGATCCTGCTACGGCGGCCGGTGGAAGAGTAACACCCGAACCTTGATGTGAGTTCAAGTTGCTTAGGGCAGTTCTAAGATTTGACCAATCAATAGCTGCGATAGAATCGCCTGAAACTTTAGCTGGAAGAGATGGAGTTGTTTGGCCGTAACCACGGTCGCCATATCCTACACCAAGCAAAGCTGACGCCTTTTGTGTTGCTGCAGCAGCTGATGCGAAAGCAACGGTTAGGTTTTGTCCACCTGTAAATCCGTTGTAATCACTTGCTGCTATTGTTGAGCCTTGTGCGTATGACATATTTAATTCTCCTGTTATTTAGTTAGAATTAAATTAAGCGTAGACTGCTGGGAAGACTTGTCTCCATGCACCAGATGCGTAAATTGAGATAACACCGGAAGCAACCTTAATGTCACCATCTTTTGGAGTACCTGGGTTGATAGCTGAAACTGCGGTTGCTAGTGGAGCGTCGGTAATACCATAACCAGCTAGGGTGGTTGGTTTACCAGAAGTGATCTTTGACCAATCTAGAGATGGAATATCGGTAGCTGCAAGGGTTGAACCAGCGGTAACACGACCTTTTGTGTCAACTGTTAGTTTGGTATAAGTTCCAGCTGCTACACCAGTTGCAGAAAGAGTTAGAGCAATTGATCCGTTACCAGAACCGGTTACATCACCAGTTAGGGTAGTTGCGCCAACTTCAACAATAGATTCTGTTCCAAGAACGCTCTTCTTTAGAAAGACCTTACCATCATAAGTGTTGATTGCTAGCTCTCCAAGAGAAAGCTGGACAGTTGTTGGGGTCTTACCTGCAACGGAAGAACGCTTGATAAGAATTTGTTGAGACATGAATTTCTCCTATATAGAAGGTTTGGTTGAATTTATAAAGCTATTTATTTCATTGAAAAGAAAAAGGAGCTTTTCAGCTCCTTTTCCAAAGTTAATCCAAATTGGATTAGAATGTACCGCCATCAACGACCATTGCGTCAATGTAAGTCTTGTTGTATGCATCAGTGATACCATAACCAGAGATGCTGGTTGGTTTACCAGAAGTGATCTTTGACCAATCAAGAGCTGGAATATCAGCAGCAACTAGTGTTGTTCCACCTGTTACGCGACCCTTAGCATCAACAGTAACCTTTGGATATGTTCCAGCTGTTACGCCAGAATTTGCAAGAGTTACAGCGAATGATCCAGTACCAGAACCTGTTGCATCACCTGTTAGGGTAATAGTTTGGTCACCAGTGTTTGAACCAGAAAGAGTTGTGATACCTAGCTTAGTCTTGATTGTAGCAAGAGTTTCGTCACCAGTGTTAGTTCCTGATAGGGAAGCAACTGCTGCATTTGCAAGCATTGTGTTGGTGATTGATCCTGCGCCAAGAAGACCTGTAATATCAGCTTGAGCAACAGCGGCTGTACCAGTCACTAGACCCTTAGAGTTAGTGGTAATCTTCTTGAAAGTACCAGTTCCAGAATCAGTGATTGTTGCCAATGTACCAGCTGCGGTCACGTTTGCTGAGCCATCAAATGAAGGAATAGTCCAAGAAACATCGCCAGTCATTGCAATTGAACGAGCAGTCGCAAGTTTGGTTGCAGTGTCAGAGTTACCAACAGTTGGGCTGATTTCAATGTAAACGGTGCCAGTCCAACGATAAATCTTATTGGTGTCAAGCGCGACGTAAATTACGCCAGTTGCACCAGTAGCTGGGAATGCGGCAAGGTTAGTGCCTTCAATGACATCGTCAACATAGGAAGGTAGCTGAGCTGCTGGAACTTTACCATCGGCGCCTAGGCCTGCGTAGCCATTAGCAACACCTTTATTTGCTGAATTTTCAGCGGTGAAACCAAGTGAAGCTTGCTTACCGTTCAACTGTGTTTGGATGCTTGAAGAAACACCTGATAGGTAGTTAACTTCTGCTGCAGTTGCGGTGATTGCATTAATCCATGTGTCTTGAGCAGTTGTCAAGTGGATAGTTGCATCATTTGAATGTGAAATAGGAGCAGCATCGGTGATACCATAACCAGCTAGTGTGGTTGGATTTGTTCCGCCAGTGACTAGACCCTTAGCATTTACAGTAACTGACTTGTAAGTTCCAGCTGTTACGCCAGTGTTTGCTAGTGTCAAGGCGATTGCTGTTGTGCCTGAACCTGTTGCGTCGCCAGAAACAGTTACTGTTTGGTTTGCGGTTAGGTAGGTAGCAGTATCAAGAGACCAAGTATTTGCAGCAGTCTTCTTTAGGAAGCCAGAAGTACCAGCAAGAGCGGCAATTGCAGTCAAATCAGCATCTAGAGCCTGAGCATCAGTGATACCATAACCAGCTAGGGTTGTTGGTAGGGATGCTGAAGAAATCTTGCTCCAATCTAGAGTTGGGATGTCAGAAGCAACGATGGTGATGCCATAACCAGAGATGCTGGTTGGCTTACCAGAAGTGATCTTAGACCAATCTAGAACTGGAATATCAGAAGCAACTAGAGAAGCTCCGCCAGTGATTAGACCCTTGGAGTTAACAGTAACCTTTGGATAAGTTCCTGCAACAACGCCAGAGTTTGCTAGAGTGCCTGCAGCTGTAACGTTTGCTGAACCATCGAAAGAAACGGACCAAGAAACGTCGCCGGACATTGTGATGGTACGTGCAGTAGTTAGCTTAGCTGCTTCACTTGCGGATGCAACGTTTCCAGCGGAAACAGAAGCAATTTGCGAATCAACATAAGTGATTGTTGCCTTAGTTGCTAGAGCGTTGGTAGTTGTAGTTGCAAAGTTTGCATCATTACCAAGAGCTGCTGCAAGTTCGGTTAGGGTGTCAAGAGCTGCTGGAGCTGCACCGATAACTGCTTGGATACGAGAATCAGTTTCAGTCTTAGTGTAAGCATCCGAAATTCCGAAACCAGCTAGAGTGGTTGGGTTAGTACCTGCAGTGATACGACCTTGTGTATCAACGGTAACTGACTTGTAAGTTCCAGCAGCTACACCAGTTGTTGATAGAGCGATAGTAGCAGCAGTGCCTTCTCCAGCAGTTGCGGAGATCGTCAAGCCTGAAGTTCCAGACTGAGCACCGGAGGTTCCTGCTGCAACTGAAGCAACATAGTTACCAGTAGTGTCGGTTCCTAGAACAACGGAATTTGCTGCGATAGTTGCTGCGATAGAAACGTTTGCAGAACCGTCGAAGGAAACAGAACCAGTAACGTCTCCTGATAGGGAGATAGTTCTTGCTGTTGCAAGCTTGGTTGCAGTGTCAGAGTTACCAGCAGTTGGAGAAATTTCGATGTAGACAGTGCCAGTCCAACGATAGATCTTGTTGGTGTCAAGTGCTACATAGATCTTACCAGTTTCGCCAGTACCTGGGAAACCTGCTTGGTTTGCGAACTCTAGAACATCGTCAACGTAAGAAGGTAGCTGAGCAGATGGAACTTTACCGTCAGAACCTAGACTTGCATAACCGTTTGCTGCACCCTTGTTAGCAGAATTTTCTGGAGTAAATCCAAGAGTTGCTTGCTTGCTGTTCAACTGAGTCTGAACAGCAGAGGTAACACCAATTAGGTAGTTAACTTCAGCAGAAGAAGCAGTGATTGCATCTAGCCAAGTGTTTTGAGCAGGTGTCAAGTGAACTGAAGCATCTGAAACGTGGGATAGTGGAGCTGAATCAGTGATACCATAACCAGCTAGGGTTGTTGGTAGGGATGCTGAAGAAATCTTGCTCCAATCTAGAGTTGGGATGTCAGAAGCAACGATGGTGATGCCATAACCAGAGATGCTGGTTGGCTTACCAGAAGTGATCTTTGACCAATCTAGAGATGGAATATCAGCAGCAACTAGAGAAGCACCAGAAGTTACGTGACCGTTAGCGTTAACGGTAACCTTTGAATAAGTTCCTGCAACAGCACCAGAAGTTGGGTGGACGTAAGCATTTGCACCTGCAGCGATACCATCTAGTTTGGACTTGTCAGAAGATGACATGAAACCTGCTAGAGAACCGGTTGCGACAGCGTGTGCTGCACCGCCAGAACCAACGTGAGCTACTGGAGCTGCGTAGGATGCAACGTAATTCTGAGATGCGATGGTTTCTAGGTTACCAACTTGACCAACCTTGAACATGTCGTCGGTTTCGTCAAAGACCATTTGGTAATCTGCCATGTCGCCACGGTCAACTTGAATACCAGCTCTACCAGCAGTTACGCCTGAACCAACTTCGCCAGAGTTAACAAGGATGATGTTATCCTTAGTTGTGACTGTTGCGGAGTTAACAATGGTGTTAGTTCCATTTACAGTTAGGTTTCCAGTTACGGTTAGGTTTCCGCCGACAGTTTCATTTCCTGAAACGCTTGCATCACCGAAGATTGAAGTTGTTGGTGCGGTAAATTCTACAGCTGAAGTTGCGTCTAGTCGAACCTTTGAACCAGTTCCAGTTGCTTGAACAAGAACGTCAGCGTTCATACCAGCAGTTGAAATCTGAACTTGGTTTTCAGAAGTAATTAGGGTTGAACCAGTTGTAGTAGTCAACATGTGGATTGACTGACCTGGATCTGCCTTAATCTTGATGGTGTCGCCTTGAGTTCCAAGGATTGGGGTATCGCCAATGTATAGGGTGTTAGTGCTTAGTTTTGCTTCGTTGACCCAAATGGTTGACCAACGTAGTGCAGCAGAACCAATGTTTTGAACACCGTCAGCTGCTGGAAGAATATCACCAGAAACAGTTAGATGTCTTGCAGCGAAGTCAGTAGCGCTTGAACCAGTTAGCGCAGCAGCATCAGTAATGCCAAGAGCTGATAGAGTTGTTGCTCGAACTGCGGAAGTAACACGACCTTTTGCGTCAACAGTTAGTTTGTTGTAAGTTCCAGCAGCAACACCAGTGTTTGCAAGGGAAATAACGGTTGAACCAGCAGTAGAAGTTAGATCACCAGATAGAGCTGGGAAACGAGCTGCTGCAAGGATGCCGGATACATCAGAAGAGCTTAGATCAATTGATCCAACAGTTGATAGTACTCCAGTGGAACCTGGGTTCTTTACGAAGCCAGCAGATAGTGAACCAAGAACTAGAGCATTTGGAACCGATGCGTCTGCAGTTTTGATAACGAATGGGACGCTGCTTAGAGAAGAGAATTCTGCGTCATTTGCAGTTTTGTTCCAATTGGAACCGTCGTAAATGTAAAGACCAACGCTACCTGCGGTGAGATAAAACAATTCACCAAGGGTTGCGTTAGCTGGGAAGTCTGCGCCTGAAGCAACTGTTAGGTTGCTTACAACAGAACCTTCCGCAAGGTTAATGCCGTCAAAATACATAATGTGTCCTTTCGAAAAGACTTACTTGAATATGCATATCACTATGTAGTGGGGTGTTTGTTCTTATATAAGAACTTCTGCAGTTATTTATTGTCTTTGATAAATAACTCTATAATTTTTGGAACTTGTCATGAAACTAACATTCAAAAGATACCTGATAAAAGAAGGTGGCAAAGCTACCGCCGAATGGGACACTGAACGTGCTTACCAAAAAGACGTAAAAGCAGCTTTGGAGAAAGTGTCTTCAGCTATCGGTATGTCTGAAAAAGATCTTGCAAAGAATCTGTTAGGTACAAGTCGCTTAACTTACCTTGGCAAGAAGTCTTCTTCCGGCGATATCGATATCGCTATCAATTCCAAAAATTTCCCGGACTTCCATAAGCAGCTACTGCAGTCAGTATACAGCAGGGGGCTGTATAATACGGGCACAAAAGTCGGATCATATGCCGTAGACGTTGGCGGAAAAAGAGTTCAAGTGGATTTGATGTTTGTTGATGATGAAGACATTGCAAAGTTTACTTACTACTCGTCAGAAGGGGAAGACTCAAAATACCCTGGAGCAGTGAGAAACATTATGCTCATGACACTTGCAACATTTATTCTAGAGGATGGAAAAGATTTCGTTTTGAAGAACAATGAAGATGAAATCATTGCACGCGCATCTAGAAGCCTTAAGCTTGGCGTGGGATTAGAACGCCTTTTCAAGGTCGCAAAGAAGAGAAAAGACGGAGAAGGTAGACTTAAATCACTCGAGAAGGTGTCGCCTGATGAGCTGGAAGTCGAACTAAAAGACATCAATAGTGACTTGATTGGTAAGTTTGAGAAGTCAGCCGACATCATTTCTGATCCTGACAAAATTGCGCATTTCTTCTTTGGTGAAAAAGTTTTTGCAAAGGATATTACGACTGCTGAAGACGTATCCAAGCAAATCAATAAAACTTTCACCGGTGAACACCTGGCCACTATTAAGAAACGAATTAAAGACCAATTGGAAGAGCAGGGATTCGAAACGCCAACTGAACTTTAACGTTTACAAAACTTGTCCGCTGTGATATAATTTTATAGTTGTATGGAATTTCATAACAAGTAGAAAAAGGACAAGAATAAAAATGGCGAAGTCACAAGTTTCATCATCTACGCTAAATGCGTCTTTTCAGGAATGTGTCAAAGAACTGATGGAGTACGGGGTAGAAACTCAGCCTCGTGGAGAGAAGGTCAAGGAAATCATCAACTACTCCATTATTACCGAAAATCCAAGAAACCGAGTGATCACTTTTGCTGATCGCAAGACCAGTATGAAGTATCTTCTCGGCGAGTTTATTTGGTATCTTTCTGGTTCCCCGAATGTCCAAGACATCAACATGTACTCCAAGTTTTGGGAAGCAATTGCAAAAGAAGATGGCACAGTAAATTCGAACTATGGTACTCGAATTTTTGGCCACTCAAAGCTTTATCCGTTCAATCAATGGAATAAGGCTAAAGAGCTCCTTCAAAAGGATAAGGACAGTCGTCAGGCAATCATTCGTATCAACCATGCTGATGATTACACCTATGCAAACCATGATGTCCCTTGCACTTTGACTCTTCAGTTTTTCATTCGAAAAAACGCCCTGCATCTAGTTGTAAATATGCGAAGCAATGATATTTGGCGCGGGTATTGCAATGACCAGTTCCAATTCACTATGCTTCAAGAGCTCATGATGCTTGAGCTGCGCGAGTTTTATCCTGATCTTGAACTCGGCAAGTACTACCACAATGCCGCTTCTATGCACATCTATGAGATGCATTTTGAAGCCGCGAAAAAGATCATCGCTGACAAGTCCACCCAAGAATTTTACATGCCTGAAATGAAGATTGATCCTGACACCATCGTCAATCTAATCGCATTTGAAAAATCTTGGCGTATTATGCAGGAAATGGACAAATCCAAAATTCCTGAAAATGAGTATTACCAAAAGCTGAATGATTACTGGAAGTTGGTAATCAATCTATTCTTTGTTGGTCAAAAAATCTAAGTAAACAAAATCAAAGGAAAAATGATGGAACAATCGTGTTCAGTGTGTGGCAAATCCAAAGAAGAAGTGAAAAAGCTCCTAAAGGCTGGTGACTTTTTTATCTGCAATGAATGCGTCGAACTGGCACATGGACTTCTTGTTGATGAAACCCAAGAAGATGCAAAGAGTCAAATTCGCAAAGACCGCAAATTTACACCAAGCGAATTGGTGAAACACCTTGATCAATTCATCGTGGGCCAAGAAGAAGCCAAGCGAGTCTTTGCTCTTGCTATCTACAATCATTACAAGAGAATAGACAAGAAGAATGTTCTCAAATCTCCTGTTGAAATTCAAAAGTCCAACATCCTTCTAGTTGGTCCCACTGGAACTGGAAAAACTTTGCTTGCACAGACAATTGCCAAGTATTTGGATGTGCCATTCACTATTGCAGATGCGACATCGCTTACTGAAGCAGGATATGTCGGCGACGATGTTGAAACAATTCTTCAACGTTTGCTGCTTGCTGCTGATGGCGATCAAGAGAAAGCAAAGCATGGCATTGTTTTCATTGACGAAATCGACAAGATTGCTAAGAGAGGCGCAGGTGCTTCGATTACTCGTGACGTTTCAGGTGAAGGCGTCCAACAAGCTCTTTTGAAAATTATCGAAGGAACCAATGCTCGGGTGCAATTGGTTGGAAGTCGAAAGACTCCAGGTTCCCAATCAGAATTCCTTGACACTACCAACATTCTGTTCATTTGCGCTGGCGCTTTCGTTGGCTTGAATGACATCGTAACCAAAGAGAACCTTGGTGGGATGGGCTTTATGGGTGCTGTTGGCAAAAAGGCCGAATCAGAAGAAATCAAGACTGATATTTCTCCTGAGGCTTTGCAAGAATTTGGTCTCATTCCTGAGTTTATTGGTCGCCTACCAGTCGTTTGCAGTTTGACTGAGCTTGACGAGAAGGCATTGCGCAATATTTTGGTTGAACCAAAGAACGCGATCCTCAAACAGTTCCAAGCTCTTTTCGAACTTGATGGTGTACAACTTGAGTTTGAACCAAAAGCAATTGAAGCGATCGCAAAGCTAGCTTATGAAAATAAGACTGGCGCTCGAGGTCTTCGCTCAATTGTCGAAGGAAAACTTCGTGACATTATGTTCTCTCTTCCAGACATGGAAGGTCTACAAAGCGTTACTATTTCCGAAAAAGTTATAACAAAGGG